GCTACGCCCCTAAGGGGCTCGCGGTGAGCCTTTGAGAGGCTCTGCGCCGTTAGCGTACCAGATGACCTTGGTACATTATTAAAAGTGCTGGTCAGACTGCGTGTCTTTCTCATGATTACCCCCAGTGGATAACTTATGTGGATAACTATTTATCCGTTGAGTAGAACCCTTTGCCCTTAAATACTGTAGGTGTAGCTGAAATAACCTTGACCATAGGCTCATTGCAATAAGTACATGGGATCATTGGTCTATCGTGCCATCCATGGGTGACCTCATTCTGGATAAGACATTGAGGACATCTATAGTCGTAGGCTGGCATGTTAGGCACTTCCTTATCATGTAAGACCCACAGGCTGTGCAGCGGTCAATGTCTGCCTCTGTGGGTTCGCTTGTAATGTGACCATACTTTAATTGAAGTAGCGGTAAGAGATCCTCTAAGCGGATGATGGCGGCATACTCACGCGCATCTTCACCCTGTCCGTTTAGTCGTATTACTCCAAAGCCCAATTCCCCCGAAAGAGCTGTGCGAGCTTTTAATTGTTTAATGTAAGCCAATGGTTGAAATCCAGCGCGGGCTTTGACTTCAACATCGAACGGAACATTAACAATGTCCTTACCGCTACCCCTTCCGACAGTTGCACCACTCCACACAGTCGATAGGTACTGTGCGACTACGCGCTCTGTGCGGAAGCCTCTATGTTTTCTATGCTGGGTTGCCACTAGCAACACCCATAATGTATCCACCCCATGCAGCTAACACTATGAGCGTGAGATACAAGTAATGAACTAAATCATCCTTATCCATTGACTGCCTTGCATTTACGACATTGCCAAGCACCAACAATAGGCTGATCATCCTTGAACTTAATCTCTGCCACAATGTCATGCGCCTCTGTGGGCTCATTGCACAGCTGACAGTTAATTGTGTCGAACAATGGCACATCTTCCAAGTTAGTCCATTCGCCAGTTGTTTCATCAAAGTATTCTACAAAACCCATGTTAAACTCTCGCCTTCTGTGGTTGCCATTTACCATCTGAACCTAGCTGATACCACACAGGTGGACAGTCAGACTTAACCCCGCCTGCATTCATGTAAGCGCATTGATACCCGCCCCACGCACGACCATTCTTCTCACCATCGCGCCAGCGCATTGCCCCATGAACGCAACTAGGTGATTCCTGTGCTTCTGCTGTGCCAATAATTGAAGCCACAGTCTCCATTGCTTTGTCAAGTGTGACAGGCGCATCAACTACTTTATTGTATTGACCCACTGGAGTTGTCCAGTAATCCTGATCATCTGCCTTGACTTCCTGAACAGGTGGCTTGACTGGCTTTGCAGCTACAACCTTGGTCATTTCCTCTCGGCTTGGTCTCTTTCCTTTAGGCGCATAACCTGCATTTGCAAGTGCTCTGCCGATCGCCGAAGTCTCACAATTCTCCAGTGCTGAAGTCTGATTAACCCCTCGGCTAGTAACTGTTTCCTCAGCGTACCCTGTTGCCCATGCAACGCTATCTTCAGCATTCTTAAATAGATACGCCTTAACAATGTATCGAGTAGCCTCGACAACTTCCAACTCAGTTGAAATACGGAACGCTGGATAATCCTTAATAAACTTTTCAAGTCTCACCTCTACTGGCTCGTAATCGGCTAAATTAAACATAAAGCTCATTCTCCTCTGTTGCTAGTTGCCCTGCGAGTGCGCCATAGGAGCAGAGATCGACCCAATTGTCGATGTGCTGTGCTGATTGATTAGTCCTTGCAAGTTTAACAAGGACCATGATCCCTGCGACCTGATAATCGTGGATCGGTGTCTGTAAGTATGCACTGAGGAGCATCGCGGTGTGTTGCAGGTTATCCGCAGGGTGACCATACGATAACCCACGATCGCGGATTGTGTCGGTTGCTGTGAGTAGGATTTCATTAGCGCGCATCTGTTGTCACTCGCTGAAAAGTCTTGCCTACGACCAAGCCTTCACGCTTGCCTTCGTTAAATCCCTTAGCCCAACCGACCAAGTACCAGAGTGCGTTAGCCGCTAAAAGCAATACGATGATTGGCATCTCAAAGCTCATTGTTTTACCTATCTGCCCCAATGCCCTTGATTGGGTACAGGATTAGTGTGACATAACTGTCAGACGAATCAAGGACATTCTGATAACGAAATGATAACGATTATCGAGCGCGCCCGTATGACTTTCCAGACACAATGAATGTGCCGTCTTTCTCAATGTTAATAAGATCCACCTGAACCTTGTTCTTGTTTACATAGATAATGGCAAAGGCTTGCTGCCAATTGGCTACGCCCTTGGTGTAAGCAGCCTGCTTGAAGTCCATAAGATTGCCTACCTCGACACCATGCAGAACACGCCCTATGCGCCCCCCAGAAGCCTCTGAGAAGGCTGATCTGCCTGCTCTGTGAGTATGTCCTGAGATGACATTCTTTCCATGCCTACGAGCCGCTTCTAGGGCTGATAAACCCCCCTGTGGCTTGATGGGTGTGTGATCTCCATGAACTGCAATCCAATTAGGCGCAATCGCCATAGGGTTCTTATGGAAGGTAATACCAAGCTCATCAAACTTCATAAACTTCTCAAAGCGCAGCTCTGGCAATGCCCCAAAAGCAGGCACTTTAGCCATGATGATGTTATACAGGCGATCTGTGTGATTGCTACGGATACAATCTGTAACGCCTAGATCCCACAGCAGCTGAACAGCCTCATTGCGGTCATCGTCTAGGGTCTGGGCATAACTGCCCATGCGCCCTTCTTCCCACTTGCTAATCTGTGGTAGGTCAATTTCATCACCAATGGTGACAACCTGATCTGGCTTAAACTTCTTGATGAATGAAGCAAGGTTACGAGTTGCAACCCTGTCATGGTATGGAACTTGTAAGTCCGAAACTACGACAATTCGCTTAATCGTCATCCTCATCGTCCTCGTAATCGCCCAGCTTCTCTGGTTCGATTGGGTCTGGCAAGATCCAACGAGGGTAAGAGGGAACATCTGTAATCATAAATAACGCGATGCCTTCAGTAAATCCAGCCTTGCGTAATGACTTCCAATACTCATGCAATCCGATGCAATAAGCATCAAGCTTTGAGTAGCCTTGATCCTCTAATGCTTTAGTAGGTTTTCTTGCCATAGGATAATTGTTACCTATCTAAGAGGACAATGATTGTCTCGACACGCGCTTCTAATCGATTGAGTCGGTCATTCATAGAGCTACCGCCATTGGGCTTTAGCTCTGCTAGGTAATGCTTAACTAACCAACGCACTGCCATAGCGAATGATCCGATTACTGTTGTCACCGCTGCAACAATGGCTGCGATGTCTTGCGGACTCATTACTTCTTAGGCGTGGCGTAACCGAATACACCTGAAAGGACAGCCCAGAGGACTGCGCGATAGTCAAGATCAAAGTTGCTAGATGCCCATGCAGCAAGGAATGCTCCAGCAGCAAGGATTGCAGGGTTTTTCATGTTCTTCATTATTCTCCACCTAACATAGATACTTGAAAAAAAGCGCCATCATTGTCAGCTTCTTTCTTAAAGCTAACATGCATGTGCTTAGTGTGTTTGTTAGCCCCTGTGTACTTGCGCCATTTCCAGTTAAGGATTTTGGAGCAGATGAACCCATCAAAGATGATGTAAGCAATACGATTGTCTGCTTTTGACTTTGATAAGGCACGAAGCTGATCTGCAAGATCGCCCATAATGTCTGGCTTTGATCCCTTGAATAAGTCACGATCGACATCAATGGCACGAACCCAGCCTTGCTCATCTGGATTATGATCAGACTTGCGAGCAGCGTGTCGGGTATCACCAATCCAACCATCCGATGTGCGGTCACGATCTGGGAATGAGTCATCAACCTGTTCCCTTAATTGACCAGCAGCTTTAGAGAGCTTCGCCTTCACTTATAATCCGAGTGCCTTTAGATCATCTGTAGTAAGACCAAGTGCTGCAAGTTTAGCCTGTGCTGCTTCTTTGTTAGCTGCTACTTTTGCTAATTCCTCTGCTCGCTTGGCTGCATCTGCAACTGCTGCTTCTGCTTCTGCAATCTGTGCAGGTGTGTAATCCTTTAGAGTTTCTTCACCTGTAATCGCATCTACGATTTTTTCAATATATGTCATTACGCTGCTCCCCAGATGTAAATGTTGCCTGTGTCAAAGTTGCCTGAAGCTGAAATTAAACTAAATGAAGAAATTACAGAAGTGCCTGTGTAAATAGCATTTCCTGCAATACAGCGTGCGCTAGTCGTGCCAACAAAAGAAGTGAAATAATCACAAGTTTTAATTCCTGCTGCGTTTGCCCCTGAAACCAACATTCTTATTCCGCCATAATCGCCAGCAGATGATCCGGGCTCTCCGCCGTAAATTGAAGTTTGTGAGTTGTAATCCTGATAAAAACTAAAAACTTTGTTATCTGGCGGTGAGGAAATTGTGCCTACACCTGAATATTTAGATGTTGAATCTGAATTGAATCGCATTGTCATTGAGGAATAAGTTCCAGTTGTTGAAACATTGTCGCAAGCAATCATGAGTTGGTTATAACCTGAAAGACCTGACACAGTAATTGTCGATGCGCCTGTCAATGCGGTTGTTGAAATCAAAGTAAAGTTCTGAGCAGAACCACCAGCAGCAGCAGCCCATTTCAATCCTGTTGCAGCTGTTGAGTCTGCTGTTAGCACTTGACCATTAGTGCCTACTGCAAGACGAGAAGCTGTGTCAGCTGCTGTTGCAGCGATGATGTCACCCTTAGCATCAAAGATAGTTGCTGGGATTCCTGTGGCATCTGTGACCCATGAAAAGTCCATGTCTGTTCCAGATGCTTTAGCAAGCACCTGACCAGTAGTGCCACCCTTTAGATCGACAAGTGAAGCATCGATTGCATCGCCTAGGGTCTCAATGGCTACTGCGCCATCCTTGACTAGGTCAGTACTGGTTGGTACTGCCCAACCAAAATTAGGGGTTGTTGTTGCCATTAGGTTAGAGCTCCGATCGCTTTAGACCATTGTAGTGTACCATTTACGCCACTCCAGATGGTGTTAGTTGGAAGTACTGTTGCCCATGTTGGAGCAATTAGAGAAAAGTCTGTTGGAGACACATAGATAGTCATGTCCACAAAGGTTGGAGTGGCTCGCATTGAGATGCCCTCTACAAAGCCTGAGAAGTACCCCTCGAACATGTTGAAGGGCAGATTAGTAATAACTACTGGCTCACCAAAAAAGAGGTTGATAAGGTCATCTAACTGAGCAGATGGCATGTTAGGATTGTCAAGTCTGAAAGTGATCTGATCAAGCTGTGTTCTAGGCGTTGAGCGTAGGGCTAGATCACGCTCAACAATGTCCTCAATGTCTGCCAGATAACGGATGTTAGAGTCAAATGTTCTCTGATAGCGTCCATAGGTAGTAATAGAAGCATCATCTGTGGCTGAGTAAGTACTTCCGAAATCATTGCCATAGCGAACAATCTCACTATTGCGGATCTTCCCAATTTGTAGGATTGACTTAACGCTAGCTGGAGAAGCGTAATTAGCATCTAATTGGGTTGAGCCATTAGTTGCAAGGTAATTGCTTCGATGATCTGCGTCTGCATAGGCTATGCGCCCCTGCTTATCCTCGTAGAGAGTTCCGAGCGCGCTGTCTGCTATTTGTTGGACTAAGGTTTGAGTGTTGCGATCATCTGCACTGAGGTTATCCATTTGATACAGACCAGTATCAATTTCACCCAATCCCACATTCTCAGCATTAGCCCATGTAGTAGTCGGATCATAATCTTGCCATTGAAGGGCAGGTGCTACTTCTTGCCACTCATTGACTAACAACTCTGAAAGAATAATAGAGATCTGCTCACCATCAAGCCCATGAGCTACAGAGTCGGTATAGATCGCCTTAGGCAGTTTAGCAAGAGCACCTACTGCAAGGATTGTTCCAAGGGTTACAAAGCCTGTTTCTTCTGGAGTTCTAACAGAAGTCGTAAAGTCTGAAACTGTGCCACCGAATACAGGCACATAAGTACCACCGCTATCTTTAAGTTCTAGTGTAAGAAGATCTGTGACATCAATGTCAAAAAGAGCATTCGTTGAGTTGATGATGTCCATGCGGGCATAGCCTGCTTGACATTGGCGGTCAATGTCGATTCGACCTGTGGTGACGCTAACAGAGGTAACATTGGTATAGACATTAGTGCCTACTGTGATGCGCCATTCTGGAAGCCATGTCATACTGCTAGAAGTCCTGTTGAACTTGTACCACGCTGATAAGACTGACGGATTACATCTTCTACAGCACGAGCAATTGCTTCTGGATCACCTACTCCAGTATTAACTGTGATGTTAGTGCCACCCGCGCCATAGCCTCTGCCAGAGTTCATGTTAGGGCTGTAACCACCAAGGTCACCCACTGACTTCTGATAAGCAATAAGGTCGCGTAAATCCTGCTCTGATTGCATGTCTAGAAGATCTGCAAAAGCATTGGCACGAGCTGAGGCGGCATCCGCGTATTCTAGGATTGCTCCGATAGATCCCTGAGCTGCTACTTCCTTGCTGATTGGTGCAATAAAGTCACCTACTGGAATGCCAGAACCTAATGATGCACTTGTTGGAATTGGTGCTTTAGCCTGTATAGAAGCCTGTCCAAGTAATTCAAGCATCTGCTTAATTTTGGAAATTGCAAGATCGAGGTTGCTTTGATTGATTAGATCAACAGGCTTTAAGCCTTTAAGGATAGTCTCAATAGCAAGCATCTGAGTATTCTGACCAGATAGAGCATTAAGGACTTTCAGGTCTGCATTGAGTTTAGCCGTTGCAGCGATGATTGCTTGCTCATCCTTTGCAGCAATAGCATCTTCTAGCGCAAGGATTGAACGCTTGACATTAAGTCGAGCAGTGTCATTGGCAATCTGTAGAATCTGTGCTTGATTGGTTGTCTTGCCTAGCAATTCTGCTTGATTAGCAAGAGCTGCTGCAATCTGAATCTTATCTATGTCAAAGACTTCTTCGCCCTTATTAAGAACAAGATTAGCCTTATCAATTGCATTCTGTAATCTCTTTTGCTTTACTGTTTCAGCAGCAGACTTAGCTTGATCTTTAATCAGTTTGGCTAATGCCTTATTGCGAGCAAGTGCTTCCTGCTCCGCTTTTTTACGAGCAGCTTCGCGCTCTCTATAGCCACCATCTCCAGAAGTAGGAAACATCAATGGACCAGTGTTCACCGCAATTTGTGCTTTGTTCTTTTTCATTGCGTTACCAATGGCAGCTATCCCAAGTGCTGCAACGCTTATAGCTGTGAACCATGGAGCCCATGCGAGACCTACTGCTATACCTGCTGCGACTAGAATAGGTTGAGCAATCTTAATCTCTTGTACTAAGTAACCAAAACCAGTGATTGCATTAGTAAGTTTGATTGAAAGATTCTCAATGTTCTTGGCTGCGCCCCCTGCACCATTAGCACCAGAAAGACCGCCAAGGGCTTCGACTAATCCGCCACCAATGCGTTCTTTAGCTTGATTGCTTACTTCTGAAAGGATGGCTAATTGACCACTAAGGCTTTGAGCTGCTTCATCTGCTGCGCCTAATGTCTGCTTGCCAATAACAGCCATGATTTCTTCAAATGTCTTGGATGATAGTTCTGCCTTAGTTAAACCTAAGCGATACTGATTAAGACCCTTTGTATTTCCCACATAGGCATTAGCAAGATCCTGTGCAACATCTGCGACATTGGCTGAACGAGAAGCAGCAAGGTCTAAAGCAGTGTTCATGATCTGTGTGGACTTTGAGACTGAACCTGTCACAGAAAGAAGTGCCTGCATTGCTGGAACTGCTTGGTCTCCAGTAACTCCGTACAGCTTGCCGATCTGCTCTACATAGGCTGTTACCTGTGGAGCATCAAAAGCAAGACCAAGGTTTTTAACTGTATTAGTTAGATTGACTGTCTCGCGCTGTGCATCTGCAAAGTCCTTAATTGTGGACTTGACTGCATAGCCCAGAGCAGCACCACCAAAGGCTAATCCGAAAGATTGACCTAAAGACTTAACTGTTTTGTTAAGTTTGGTTGCTGCTGTATCTGCTTGCTTGAATGCGCTTTTGCCTAAGAACTCGGCAATAATCTTAATGTCAATGTTTGACTGAGTAGCCATTATGCAACCTTCCTAACCCCGCGAGTAATCGCTCCGCCTGTCTTGGATTGAAAGAGAGCATTGGTTCTAAGGATTGCCTTGATCATGGCATCCTGTGTCTTGCCTTCATCCTCTGCCCAAGCGCGATAAATCAAGCGACCCTTATCTTGACCCTTACCCTTTAACTCGCCAGCCATAGCTGCGTTAAAGTCACGCCCTGCATACTTGTTAATTGAGTGAGAATACTTTTTGCCTGCTGGACCTTTAGGACCAACCCAAGGCTGACCGAATGGGTTTTTGCGTCCTGCTGTTTCATAAATAGCACCTGCTGCTGTGGCGTTCACAATACGAACGCTAGAAGAAAAGCCTCGTGTGTTTTTCTTAGATTTAGCAGTGCTAAAGCGAATACCTGATTTAACTAATGCACCATTGTAAGAAGGAAACTTACCGCCTTCTCTACCCCAATTGCTTAGGGGTGGAAGTGCTGGAGCATAGCCTCTAGCCTTATTGACTACAGGCTTTGCCAATGCCGCCAATTCCTTCTTTAGAGCTTTGTCAAGGTCTGGAGCATAGTCTTTGAGAGCCTTACGGAGTTCATTAACGCCTGCGAACTCTACTGGCATCTTTCATCTCCTTCGCTTCATCCTTTAGACCTTGAACTAGAGCATCTAGCATGGTCTTATCTAATTCTAATAAGTGCTGTGGCGCGATCCCCAATCTAATGCTCAACCGAGCAATTAGATAGGTGAATGGTTGATCGCGCTTTAAGCTAAAGGGTCGGAGTCCAACACTTCTACGCTTTTTAGCGTTTCAATGAACTCCATCCCATAAGGCTTAACAGTTTCACCTGACCTGCGAGTTACTACCCATGCCAAAAAATACACATCTTGCTGGCGTTCAAGCTCACGAAAAGCCTTATGGAACCCCATCTTTGCATGTTGTTCGAACTCGAACTCAACCGCAGGTGAGATCTCGCCTTCCAACACACTTCCATCTGTACGAACTATCTTTAGTTTTGCCATGGTTTTGCCCCTTTGTTAGTTAGTTAGTTTATGACCAAGTACCTGTAGATGCATAAGCAGTCTTGCTATTGCATGTAAATGTAATGTCGATCATTGCTTCATCTGCTACAGCTCCGTTGATGTCTGTTAGGTTATCAACAAAGATTGTACCTGAGTATAGAACATTTGTTGCTGATACTGCTTCAGATGTATCCTGAATTGCTTGGAAAGCAACTGTTGATCCGAATGCTGCCTGTAGCGTAGCAAGTACTGAACCTGTTGCGCGGTCGTTCAAGAATGTTACTGTGATGGTGTCTGCTGAGAGCCCACCAACGAATTGATGTGCAGTTGAGCCCATCGCTGTGACCTCGATAGCGTCAAGAACGCGGTTCAACTGAAAAGCAGTCACATGATCTGAAAGATTGACTGTAGCAATCTTAAAACCGACCTTATTGTTTAGAAAAATTGCCATTGATTATTCCTCATCTTTCTTGTTAGTTACTGACTTAGGTGTTGCTGGTGCTGCTGGAATCTGACCAATCTTCTTCAAGAAGGCTAGATCCTCTGGTGTTAGCTCTGACATGTTAGCTCCAACTTGTTAGGATTGATACGGACATCTCGCAGCTGAGTAGGTCTCCCGAAGCAGCATTGAGAACGCTAGGTGCGCTTATTGCGCCTACATTATAAGTCAAAGAAGACGCAGCAAGTTTGTTAAACACTGCAACTACGAAATCTTCTATCCCATTGAGGTTGCCCTCATTGTCGAATAAAGGGGTGGTAATAATAATCTTAAAGTTAGCCAAAGGGCTTATGGTATTGCGAGCATTATTGCTTGGAGTGATGTATTCCGTATCTGGACTGATAATAACTGAGTTAGCCAATACAACAGATGGCGGAAAAGCAAAGACTTGATACTTTGTGTTATCGACTAAAGCTGTGGCTAATGTCGTTCTAAGAGTAGTGAGAGCAACAGTCATTATCCCACCATTGAATTAGGGCTCAACGCGTGAGCAATCAATCCTCTTACCTTAGCGAGTAGCTGTGCGCTCATTCGATAAGGTGAGGGCTGGAAATCAATTGCATTAGAACCTGAGAGAGTAGCGGTTCTTGCTTGCCAGATTTCAACAGCGATCATGAGACTTGCATTCTGGATTGCTTCATCGCCTACATAACTTACTGGCAAGTAACTTACAGTACCAGTAGGTGAAACTGCATGGCGGTCTTTTTCAGCGGGTGAACCAGTGACATCGTAAGAAATGTAATTGATTCCAATAGAAGTGATGACTTTTGTACCATCGTGAGGTGCTCCGTTGCCTGAAATGCTTACGGATTGACCTACATAATAAATGTTCTCAACTCGTGTGTCGAAGTAAAGTGTTCCCTCAGTTGTTGTATTGCTTTGATAAGCATTGTATTGCTGGTTTTGCCAAAGCATAGGCAGAAGGACTGTATCACTGGCATCGCACACTGATTGAAGCGTGGCGTCACTGTACAAAGTACCGACTCCGAGTGTTGATCGGAGTTCTGCAACTGTTGTAAGTGCCATGATTTCCTTTCTAAAGACTCTAGGGAGTCAGAGGGCTACTGACCCCCTAGAGCGACTTAAAGTGCTACTAATTAAGCAGCGTTGTTGAAGCGGAATGCTCCAGCGTTGATCTTCTGAGCTAGCGCTCCGTAGCCGTAGTAACCTACTTCTACCTTTCCTGTACCAACCTTGTCAGCGCGTAGCTGTAGGCGTGGTGATTCGTACCATGTGAATGAATCGCGGTTCACAACCATGATAGTTGCATCGCCTTCACCTGTTTGTGTGTAATCAACATACATGTCGAGTCCAAGCAATGTTCCGCGAAGACTTGCTGCACCGATTGCACCTGTAGCGTTCATTGGTGAAGCAGCTGTAAGAATTGGACGCTTTGTTGTGTCGTTAAGCGCGATCAAGTTTGCCCACTGTGTAGGTGAAACGATTACACCTGTTGCGAACTTGAATGTGTTTGTGTAGATAGATGCAGCAGAGCGTGATACGAATGCTGACAACTCATCGCCATCCCAAGGAAGTGTTACTGCTGTGCCATCAACTGTTGCAACAGATGCGATCTCATCGAAAGCATAAGCATTAGTTGCCTTAGCGTACTGATCAGCCATGAGGCTCTGGAGCTCAGCAAAGAACGCAGGCGAAGTTCTGTCGAGGACCTCAACATCAAATAATTGCATTCCCGCGAACTTGACAACATCCACATCTAGGTACTCGATTTCAACCTGAGTATCTGAGAATGCGCCACCTTCTGAAGCTACTGCAACAGTTGGTGCAACCTTAACGCGAGGAATCTGGAACTTCATACCTGCATCTGGTAGAACGCCTGATGAAATTGCATCGATTGTTGCGCGTGTTGCTGTTGTCTTTCCGTTAATAACTTCTGTCAATTGACGAGTTGGTACAAGACCAGCAACATCTGTTGTATTTGTATCTGACGCAGCCTTTAGGTACTGACGAGCATTCTCGTCACCGAACTGTGCGCGAATTGTGTTCTCCAAGAATACCTCTGGAGCAAGGTTAATGCGTGGTGATGTGTAATAAGCAGCTGTAACAGTTGGGCGAGCAGCTTCTACAGCCGATGCCTCAACTTCTGGAGCTGCAACTGTCTCTGGAGTGTTTTCCACAGCTGTCTCGCTTTCTGTTTCTGTTTCTGTTTCAATCTCCACGATTGTCGTGTTAATTGTTGTTGTCTTTTCTTTAACACTCGTGCTAGTTGCAGCTTCGATTGCTTCTTCCGCACGAATCTCTGTGATTGCGGCTGACTTAAATGCCGCTTCTGTTACAAGGCTTACTTCTTTTAAGGAAGCAGCTGTAACTACTGTGTAACCATTGCGTGATGGCTTTGATGCTTTAATGTCTGCGCCAATTGAAAGTCCTGTAACCAAGCCTTCACTTGCCATGATCATCGCATCGTTACCACCTGTGCTTCGACTTAACTTGAAAGTCGCATAGATGCCATCTTCACGAGTCTCAGCTGAAATCATGCGACCAACAGGCTTCTTCATGTCGTGCTGTGAAAGTAGTTTAATCTTTGTAGGATCTTCGATCTCAATAGATCCAGCCTCGAAGACATACGCGCCAAGATTAGTATTACCAATCTCGCCTGTTCCCATTGGCACAATCTTGCCTGAGATTTCGCGCTTTTCTTCGCTGCACTCAATTGATGATGCTTCGATGTATAGAGTTTCCATTATTCTGTTTCGCTTCCGTTAGGAGATAGATCTTCCATTTCCATGGCTTGCTCTGTAGTGATTAGACCAAGTGCAAGCATCTTTTCAAGTACTAGCAAGCGATCCATTGGGTTACTGCGTAAGAATGTATCATCGACTGCGAACTTGCAATAATGTCCTGAAGTGGAGACATCATCCATGCTGAGTCGAGACTCAATCGCAGAAATGTAAGGCTGAATCATCCAGATAAACTGTCTGCGCTCATCTTGGACATTCGCATAGGTCATGCTGGAGTTTTGCTCAGCTGAAAGATAATAAGGTGGTACTCCACAAAGACGAGCAATTTCAGTGGCACTGTTCTGAATTGCCTCGTTATACATCATGTCTTTAGGTGAGAAAGATGTTGCATTGTATTCGAGAGTAGAAGTCAAATAAGCAGTAGCGCGATTTAAGCGAGCATTCTTCCATGCTGAAAGCAATCCGCTAACTTCTTTAGGATCAAGATCTGCACCTGTGTTTTTAATGTAACCAGATGGCATTGGAGTTTGTGCAGCAATAGCAGCAGCTCTATGAATGTCGATAGCACTCTGAATAGCGCGAGCAGAAGTGTTAAGGATACCTTCATCCTTCTGGAATGTGATTAGAGATCCAACACCTGACATAGGCACTGGAATACCATCGACATAGTATTGGGTAACAATAGTTGAAGGAAAATCTGTATCGAATGTTACGCGAGTGTTAGCAATCCACTCAGCGCGAGCCATTCTTCCGTCTTCTTGATAAACTTCGTTAATTCTCCAGAAAGCTGTCCCATACATGAGCAATGAATCCACTGTCCACAAAATCGTTACAAAGCGTGGCTGATTCAATGATGGCTGTTCAACCCAACGAGGTGGAGAAATCTGCTCGCCTGTGGACTTCTTGTAATACTCCAAAGGAATAGCTGCAATAGTGCCAGCGATTAGATCGCGACATCTTTTAATTGCTGGAACTGTCATCGCATCTTGGCGCACCATCGATGAGACTGAGTAGTAGTTGTTGTAGGGCATGAACTGATCGCCCAAGATTTGAGGGGCGTATTGCGCGGTTAGCGATGAACGCTTATCGTCATTAGAGATTGCTTCAGCTTTGCGAAATAGACCCATAGTCATAAAGTGTAGCATTTGTCAAGTAATTAGACAACACGCTATGGGTGTGTCTAAGTTATAATCTGAGGCTTAGGTTGAGGAATCATTAACTTGCTTACTGCCATCGCGATTCCAATCGGGGCTGAAATGTCTCCAGCGGATTTACGCTTGATGATTCTCCACGCTGAGTCATTGACTTTAGCTGCACAGTTATTCATCTGCTGGATGAACTCTGCCTGTCCATTATGAACTACACGATGATTAACCAAGCCTTCTAAGAGATCTCCACAGGCTTTGTAGAACTGCTGACCTGAAACATCTTCCACCATGACGCCAGAATTGGAGAGCCTGTCCGCAATTGTTTGAGTGGCGTATTTGTCAAAGCAGACTAAGCGCGGTTTATAGATGTCGCACCAAGCCTTGATAGAAGCTGCCATCTTTAGTTCATCGATGGCTACCTGTGAGCTGTAAGTTTCAAGGATTCCAACACCAATCTTCCCATCTGGCAATAAAGAGCCAGCGACAAGACTTCCGTTTCTTCTACTCGGACTAACATCAAAGCCAAAGACTGTGTACGCCCCAACAGCCATCTCTAAAGTGCTATCGGATGTTTCTTCAAGAATCCCATGCGGCCAAGGACTACTTAGAGAGTCAATCCATTGGCAAAGAGTTTCCGTACGCGTGTTCTCAATCGGTGAAGTCGCAATCGCTTCTTCAATCGCTTCTTCTGTGATGGTGTATCCCAAAGAGGGGTTAGCCAAAGCCCATGCATCTCGGTCGGTTATCTTGCAGTATTGAGGTGCTGAGTATTCATAGAATCCAAAAGACTTGGGCGGGTAGTCGATGGCTCGCTCTCGTAGGTCGTTGAGTACAGTGCTGAAAGCGTCTCCTGCATTAGAGGTAAGAAGCGTCTGAGAGTTTGGGTGAGCTCTAGTTGTAGGAGTAGCAGCTCTAAATCCATCTTCTGTGATCTCGCGTACTTCATCGATGTATAGCAGCCCATTGACGCTTCTGCCTCTAGAGCCATCTCTAGTTGCTGCGACAACATCAAGCCTTGCTCCAGATAGCATCTCAATTGATTCAGTTCCATTGGCGTGTCTGATTTGTTTGACGAATCCTTTAAGGTGGTCATTTGTCTCCAATAGGCTAGTTACTTGTCTGAAGGTGTCTAAAGCCATGCTTCTGTTAGAGCTCATAATAAGCACATTGGTATTCCACTTTATGAGGTGTGCCAGTATCAGCATACGCGCCAGATGCGTCTTACCATTCTGCCGAGCTACAAGAATTAGGTTTGTCTTGCGAATCCACATGCCTTTTTTGTCCACAGTGAGCATGTCCTTTAGAACGAACTCTTGCCATGGCATCAATGGCATCTTTACAATCTCGCATAAATCTTTTACATCTTGGAGTTTATTTTCGCCTTTGAGAAGTGGACTGTGAAGCCTCGGCTTGGTTGCCCCTCGTAGAGTTTTGGACTTCTTGGGTTTATTTGTCATTGACTCGGATTAGGTCGGGTCTTAAAAGGACTGTCCAGCATCGTCTCCGACTGCATCGGGGAGACATAGTCTAGAAAGACAGGGGGGGTAGCCGCTCGTGCTAAAAAAACCCCCTCATTGAGCGCACCTTTGCGTAGGTTGCACGACTTACACAGGACACGCAAGTTGTCTAAGCTGTGGTCTCCGCCAGACTTGCGACTAATTATGTGGTCAATGTGCATCTCACCCTCGTCTGTGCCACAGATCTGGCACATCCTGCCATCACGCTTGAACACGCGTTCACGCTGCTCTCTATAGCGTCTGGTATTTAGTTTGTCTAATGCCATCCCTTAGCCTTCCAATGTTCTAATGCTATGCAAGGCTCACCATAACGATGACCAATGTATTTCAATCCCCATTGTATCTGCTTATAACCATCAACCTTAGATAGATACTCACTGCGCCCTTGAGGAATACCATGGTGCGATCCGTTACGAGCCGCTGGTCTCCAGTTGCTTTCCTTTGTATAGAGCTTATCTAAACACTTAAACTCTTTATAGTTATAACCTAATGAATGTAATGCATACTCTTTATAACTTACATACTGCACTGGTTTAGATCCACCTGCTTCAGGCATTATGCATAGAGCTATCCCAATAGCTACTAGCACCCCGCGAGCTACGCCCCTAAGGGGCTCGCGGTGAGCCTTTGAGAGGCTCTGCGCCGTTAGCGTACCATCGCTGTCAAATCTATTACTAAAAGTCCTGCTCAGAGCGGTGTTTCGTTTCATAGATCCTCCTAATCACCGGCTGTGGATAACTTCTGTGGATAACTATTTATCCGTACTGTAGAAGCCTTTACCCTTAAAGTGCGTAGCTGCTGCCCCAATAACTTTAACCATCGGTTCATTACAATAGTTGC